GAAGCTCCTAAGAAACTAAAAGAATTGATCCATGAAAGTCGCTGATATTGCAACAAAGTATACAGAAAGTCAACAGTTCCTAGAAGAAAGGAAAAGGAGACAAGTAGCTCAGTTAGTGCTACTTAATAACCTACAAAGAGGTGATATGAACATTGCCTCAACTCTTTTAATTACTCTATTTAATCGTATTCTCTCATCTCTCTATGATGATAGATTGCAGATTAAGTTCGTGCCATCAGAAGAAGTCTCGCAAGAAAAGATCAACTCATTTAATCTTTTAGCTCAAAGTGATTACATGGAAATGGAGAAATCCAAGTTAGATTATGATTGGTGTTGGGATACTCTATTTTTTGGTAGAGGTTACATGGAAACTCTTAGCTTTAATAAGAAAAGAAAGATCATGGAGCCTGTTGTCATTAATCCACTGATGTTTGGCCATGATCCTTATAACGCTGATCCACAACACTGGCGATACTATTGGAAATGGGTAACTAAGAATAAATGGGAGATAGAAAAGTTAATCAAGGCTAAGGCTATTACTGGTGTTAAGAAAGCAGAGGAAATTGCATCTGGAATGGAAGAAAGAGTATGGGAATACAAGACTAGGAGAGATAGAGCTAAACTAGCTGTTGAACCTGCAGAAACAAGCAGACAAGAAGATATTTACCAGATATTAGAGTTCTACGGACATGATGAGAAAGGAGATAAGTGTGTATGGTGGGTAGATAAGAAATTCAGTCAAATACTATTGAAAGAGAAACTAGATTTGAAAGATGGTGAAGGTATTACAGCTCCTAATGGAGATACAATAAAGGTTGATTCTAAATGGCCTATTGTGTGTAAGGAAGCATTTAGAGAGCCACATTCATCAATCATGTTTAGTGTTGCTGATCTATTAGAAGATAAGCACAGAGCTAAATCAGTGTTGCTTAACCTTGCATTTATCGCAGCTAAGGATCGAGCTAACCCTATTTATGGATATAATCCTGATAAGGTTCAAGACATTACTCAGTTCTTCAGTCGTCAGATAAACCAACACATTCCGATGGACGATCCAGACGCAGCATGGCCACTAAATACAGAAGATCCAATGAGTGCAGGATTAGTACAATTCATCTCAATGCTTACTCAAGAAGCTAACGAGCCTATTGGAACAGGTATGGCTATGCAACCACTTGATAAGAAAACAAGCGATACAGCTACAGAAGCAGCTATTACACAACAGTTAAATGACATGGCTCAATCACTACAGTCTAAAGTTATGCAGTTTGGTGAAAAGGAATTTTGGAGTCATTGGTTTCATAGATACCAAGCTAACTATAAAGAAGGAGATACAAAGATGGCTGCTATTGTTGGTGTTAAAGGTACTAACTTTGAGAAAGTTGACTTAGGAGACTTTAAAACATCTTATCCGCCTGGTGTTTTGGTCTATAGTGCTAAAGAAGCAGAGTATAAGGAGTTAGTAATGAGAAGGGACTTGATGCAACTGTACCCACAATTGCAAATGTCATTAGGCCCTGATGGAATGAGGAACTTTAACAAGTACGTGTTCTTCCCTAAATTCTTGCAAGACCCTACTCTGGTAGATATAATGTTACCAAAGACTCTTGACGAGCTTAAAGCAGAAGAAGAAAACGAGATGTTAAGAGACAATGAGATGTTAGATGTTGCAGAAACAGATAACCATGAGACACACATTTATACTCATTACATGGTAACTCCTAAGACTAATGCCACATGGTTCCACATTGCATGGCATGAAGAAGAACTTGCTAAACAAAAAGCACAGGAAGCACAACAACAAAGGCAGATGATGGTCGAGCAACAAAGTCAGTCTCTAGGGCAGAAACCAGAAGTAAGCAAAGAGGATAAATCACCTATGAACGCAGCTTCTCCTCTTGAGAGTGAAATTAGCAATGATAAATCAATGATAAATAACTAATATGAATAATTATTCGCCAAGAATTCCACGAGACAAAACAGGTGAACCACTACAGCATGTGGTGAGTGAACCTGCATTAGCACAGTACTCCAGTGAAAATGCAAGCTCATCTTCAGTAATCAGTGTTACACATGACACAACAGCACTAGAAATCTCTGCCGTAGGTGGAGCTGCAGTTATGAGATGGGTAACCACTGGAGATTCACAGGCTAGTGTTGTCAGTGGTGCTACAGGGGAGAACTTTGATTACAGTATCCCTGCAGACACAGTTCGTAGATTTGTAATCCCACAAGAAACAGAAGGATTAGCACAAGGTAGTGCAGTAGGTGTTAATCGTGGAGAGGGATTGTATCAACGAGTAGCCTACAAGACAGTAGGGGTCGCAAGTATATTAGCAACTGAATATTAAGAAATATGCCTAAAAAAAAGAATGAAGAAGTAGTAGAAGAAGTAGTAGAAGAAGTAGCAGTTGAGGAAACTCCTGCTGAAACAGGTATCGGTCTTTTCACTGATAGCTTTCAGAGAGATGACTTGAACCGACTTAGAGATAAACTTAATGAGGTTATCGCTAAGATAAATGGTTAAGTTAAGGTCGAATTATTAGTATAATAAATAATAAATATGTCAATTAGAAAACCATTAAAGACTGTTGCACAGTTCACAGATGCAAATGACACAGGAACAGGATCAGTTGCAGGAGGTATACAACACACATTTACGCTTCCTCAAGATACTGACAATGTGGTTGTTAAAGTAACTGCATCAGTAGCAGGTACTGGTGTATCTGCAGTTCTTCAAACAACTGATGATGGTGGAACAACCTACTATGATGTTGCTAGAACAAGTATTGTTTCTAATGCAAACGGAACAATAGCTGAATGGTTAGCAGCAGGTACTATCTCTGATGGAGTTAGAATCGGTAGTGCAGCTGCTTCATCATTGGGTGCTGAATCAGCATCAGGTCTTCCAATTCTTTCAGAAAGAGGAAGAATCTTTATCATCATAAACGGCAACGTTACATCAGCAGCTTCAAATGAGGTTGTCAGCACAGTTTTGGTGAACTCACAATCAGCTTCATCAAATTAGTTATGAATAATTCCAAAATCGTAAACGAATCAAATACGCTTCAAGAGGAGATCGAGGTAGATAGAAAACCTTATATCCGAGAAAGAATGTCAGAATTGACTGCAAACTTGAATGCAATAGATGGATTATTGAAAAACGATGATTGGAAATTACTCGAAGAAAAAGTTTTTAAGCCAGCTGTAGATAAACTTGAAAAGGATATAATAGCTGAAGCAAAGAAAAGTAGTATTGATACAGCTAAAATACACCAACTTCAAGGAAGTATCGCTTGGGCTAAAATCTATAGCGATATAAGCAAGTTTGGCGAAAGACTGAAGTCAGAATTAATAGCACTTCGTAAACAATTAAAAAAGTATGAAAAATCCGACTACGGAGAGTCCAAAAGCTCCAGAAACTGAAGCACCAGTGGCACAACCACGAATGCGTACGATAGAACGACAGGGGGATAAATCAGAACCATATACACACCGATTACCACAAGTAAGAGGAGGTGTATGTGAATATTGCGGTATTTTAGACCCTAATGTACCTTCACAACATCAGTATAAACTTTGTGGTCATTACAGGAATATAGGTCAACTTCGTTGTTCTTACTGTGATGAAACAAAAGACCCAGATGAAGTAATAGGTATGAGTGCCTTAAATGTCGCAGAACACCCTGATAACCCTGACAAATTAGTCGTATGGTGTGACAGGTATGAATGCTCAAGGAAACACGAGAAGCGATTTAAACGCTCTTAATCTTGTTGTTAAGCTAGTCACTTATCAACCACGTATTTTAATAGACTTAATCTTAATGTAGGGTTCGCCTCCTACGTTCACGTAATATGGCAGAAGATACAAATAATTTACAAGAATCAAACGAACAATTAGAAGGAGAGGAGAAAGCAGTCGAAAATTCTCCGCAAGAGGAGGTTAGAGAAGAAGTTAAATCTGAAGAGCCTAAGAAGAATCCACTAATTGAACGTACAAGAAATCTTGCTGATAAAGCTAAGTTAGCAGAAGAAGAAAAGTCTCAAGTTCTTGCTGAAAAGGAAGCACTTGAAAAAGAAAGAGATTTCTATCAAGACTTTTCAGAGTCAGTTTCACTTTATCCTGAAGCTAGAGATTATCAAGAACAGATAAAAGAAAAAGTTATGTCTGGATATACAGTAGAAGATGCAACGATTACAACTTTAGCTAAGGAAGGGAAACTAGGAGGAGGAGAAGTTGAAAGACCAGTACAAACTATTGGAGGATCAGCTTCAACACCGCCAACTGCTAGTGAGAATAGATCAATTTCAGAAATGAGCAGAGAGGAGAAGCGACAAGCTCTTGTCGAAGCAGAAGAAAGAGGTGATCTAGGAATTCAATAGCCTTATCGCAAGTGCAACTAATATATGGCAGTAACAGTCAGAGGAACAGATTGGGGAGGTAGTTCAAATAACACTTCAGAATTGCTTGTTTCATACATCAATGATGAAATCAAGGTGCTAGAACCTCAACTACAGTATGCTCGATTGGGCGTACAAAGAAATGCTCCAAAGGGATATGATCGAATCCTATTCCCACAAACAAACCAAGTGCCAGTAAAGATAAACGTATCTATGCTGACAGTTGGAGGGCCTGGTGTTGGAGGATCAGGTTCAGTATTTGGTGCAGGTGCATCAATTCAAGGAGGCCAAACATCTGATGCAGCAGGATACCCAGTATCATCAACAGAAGGTGTGGCAGCAATCACAGAAGGAACAAACCCTACAGCTATTACATGGGGTGCAACTTCATACAGCTCAGGGCCAGCACAATATGGTGTGCTAGTCGAAGTATCAGATTTATTGGTACAAAACTCAGCTATTGAAGTTATCGACTCATGTACAATGCAAGTAAGAAATTCACTTGCACGTATGGTTGATACAGTTATTCAAAACGTAGTAAACGCTGGAACAAACGGAGTTATCTACGCAGGTGGAAAGACTACACGAGCAGGTTTGGGAGCAGGAGATACAGCTACTCAAACAGAGATGAACAAGGCATATAAATATCTTGCTTCATCAAACGCAGCAGGTCTAAAACCATTTGAAGGAAAATACTATGTAGCCGTTGTTCACCCTCAAGTTGAAGGTGATCTAATGGAGAATACAAGCACTGGTTCATTTGTAGATGTTGGACGATATACATCTGTAGATGATCTACGAGCTGGAGCTTTGGGAGACTTTAGAGGTATTAGATACCTACGAAGTGCATACCAAAACTACTTCAATTCAACAGTTAATGTATTCCCTACAACAGTTCTAGGAGACCAATCATTTGGTTGGGGATACTTCCAAGAGCCACAAGCTATTATTACTTCAACACCAGACTCAAATAACCCTCTAAATCTATACACAAGTATCGGTGGAAAGGTTACTCTAGGAGTTACAAGGTTTGAAGACACAGTTGGTACACAACGAATTATTCGAGTGGAATCAGCAATCACAAACTAGCATTGTGCTTTGTGAGGTTGTCCTTCGGGGCAACCCACACAGGGCATAATCCTGTACCAACAAACTATGGCTACACTTCAAAATGCGATTACATTCGCTAGAACACAAACACAAACAGATGCAAATGGTTTAACTGATGCTAATGCTATTGTGTTTGCCAATGAAGCATTACTCGATCTACATAGAAGATTTATACTAAAAGGTATAGACGCTTCACAGTTACAAGAGTCTTACAGAGACGGAGCTGTCCCATCTACTGATGGTGATGGTTCTACTTTTCTATATCCAACAGATATGTTCTTCTTGAAAGCGATAGAAGTAAACTTTACTGATACGGCTGCAAATAACTACAGAAAGGCAGAACAAGTAGATGTCTCTAACTTACCTGCAGGACGATCATTTAGTTGGTTAAGAAAAAATGCTAGTCAACAAAAGCCAATGTTTGATGATAGGGGAGATTGGTACGAGATATTCCCTGCGTTTACTGGTGGAGATAACACTTCACAAGCAATTAGAATCTTCTATTACTTAGAACCGACAGAATATACAGCAACTACTGATACTCTAACTTATCCAGTAACACTTGATTATCGAGTGTTAGGCTGGAGAATTGGTGCTAACTATCTGTATTCACTTGAGAAGTATGATCAAGGAGACAGGTTGATGACTAGATATGAAGAAAGAATTAATCAACTGACTAGAACTTTAGGTCGAGGATCACAGCAACCGATAAAGTCAACACCAATCCAGCTAACTGGTTGGGAGTTCTAGTATGAGCTATACAAAAATAGCAAAACCTTCAAACACTGATTACACTGTAATTAGGCCTGAAGGAAAAGATATATACGATTCAGTATCGCTTGAGTATGATGATTCATCAGGATTCTATGATGGTGTTGATCCAAACTTATATACGGATTTATCTAAACCAACAAATGATGAAGCTATATTACTAGCAGGCATGACAGTAGGATTATTAATGCCTTTAACCAATCCAGTTAGAAAAACCATAGGATTTGATAATTGGACTGATGTAAACAAACCAACAACATGAGTTATGATTTCTTAGATGCACATGCTTCTATCTTAACTGCAGATTCATCTGTAGTATCAGGGAGTACACAAAGACCTGTAATTAATATAGGTTCTGTATTAAGCACTATTCCAACTTCAAGTGGAGCTAGTTCTGTTTCAGGAACAGTAGGAGCTAGTGTTATAGGGACTGTTCCTACAACACAATCAGGAACAGTTATAACATCAGTGGCTGGAACAACAGAAGTGTCCGTTTTGGGTACTGTTCCTGTAACTAATTCAAACTCTAGTGTTTTCCAAACTCTAACTGGTTTGATGAGTACAAATTCATCAGTTATATCTGTATCAACAAACGTTGGTTCTGTTGTATCACTAAATGTTGGTTCTGTTATTACAGTTAATCAAGCTAATTCGATAGTTGGAACATACACTGAGGATAGCGGACATTCAACTGGAGACAGAGGATTGTTTACACTAGGAGTTAGGAATGATGCGGTGGCTTCATTTGTTAGTGCTGACTTAGATTATGGCCCTACTGCAACAGATTCAGCAGGAAGACCAATAACAAAGCCTTTTGCTCCAGAGGAATCAAGAGTTGAAGGTTATATATCTCTAACAAGTGCTAGTGTTACTACATTAGTAGCAGCTGGTGGTGCAGGCATTAGAAACTACATTACTGACGTAATGGTAGCTAATACAGGTGCAAGTGATTCACTTATAACATTCTCTTCTAATGGAGGAGCTTCAATACTAGGTTATACAATAGCTCCATCAGGAGGAGGTTCTAATATAATTGGATTACAAACACCGATAAGAACACCAGCAAACCACACATTCAATGTTCAACCAGCGACACAAAGCTCAACAATATATGTAACAGTTAAAGGATTTAAAGCACCTTAAAATGACTAGGCCCACCTCAACAAAAGAAGAATTAATAACAAGACTTTCTTCCGAAGCAGAAACTAATAAGGGCGATAGATATACACAAGTTATTAGAAAGCAAGACGCAGATGGAGATTATGAAGTTCACGAGTATTACACCCCAAGTGGTGAAATTGGCTACCAGATAATTATGTATGAAACAAAGAATAAAGTTGAATATGGTAAATCTGTCAGTCATGGCCCAGAAGCTAGTAATAGAACTTGGGACTGGTTAGAAGTAAGTGAATTTACAGAATAATGGCTTTTGGATTAACACAATCTGCTGATCTTGAGAGAGGAAGTTCACAGAATTTCTCTATCACTGACGCTTCTCAAACAGGGCTAGACTTCACTGGAGACTTCACATTTGAATTTTGGTGGAAGCCTGAAAGTTTAGTTTCTGGAGAGGAACAACAGTTGGTGAATAAGTATGGAGATGCAAACAACAGACCTTATCGTTTCTTCTTCATTAATTCAGGCGGAACACAAACATTCCAACTAGACACAGATTCTGTAGCAGGAAGCTCACCTGAAGAATCATCAGTTTGGCAAGGAGGAGGTACTGATTTTTCTGATCTTTCTACAGGGACTTGGTATCATATAGCTGTATCTAAAGCTTCTACAACAGCAACACTGTACATAGATGCTGATTCAAAAGGTGGTAAAACAGCAGCAGGATCACAGTTCAATGGTAACGGAGACCTTACTATAGGAGGAAAAGGGTCTGATATGTCTGATGGTCGTTTATCTCTGATGAGATTATGGAGTGAAGCAAGAAGTCAATCAGAGATAGATGATCAAAAGTGTAACGTCTTAGGATCAACAACAAATTTACAAGCGGAGTGGAAATTTGATGGAGATGCTAATGACAACTCAGGTAATGGTAACAACCTTACTGAAAACAATACACCAACATATCCAGAAGATGTACCAGGAACTTGTACAGCAGTAGTAGCAACCACACCAACATTAGGTTTATTAGGAGTAGGAAAATAATATATGGCATACCCTTCAACACTTTCAACATTCTCATATCCAAATTCAACAGATAAGCTAAATAGCCCATCTCATTCGGCTATTGAAAATGCACAATCATCAGCAATAGGACAGATAGAAACTGTTTTAGGGCAAGATGGTGGGCCAAGTGCATCTACACTAGGAACAATAATTGGAGACATTAGAAATCCATCATCAGATGGTGGTGGCCATGTGCAATCTGCAGAGAAAGGAGGAACAGGCCAAACAGCCTTTACAAAAGGAGATGTATTAGTTGGACAATCATCATCTGTTATATCAAAACTAGCAGTTGGCCCAGATGGAAGTTTTCTAAAAGCAGATTCCTCAAAAGCTACAGGTTTAACATATTCTCCAGCAGCAGGTCTTGTAACAAGTAGTTTAATTGCTGCGACTTTCCTAAAGAATAGTGAAACCTCAATTATTAGCACCACTATTGGAGGTAGTGTCTTGGGAACAGCAAACGCATTGAGAGCGACTGTGTATTGGACATTGGCAAGATTTACCGGAGCTTCACACAACATAACTGCTAAACTTCAATATGGAGGACAAGCAATAGGATCAGTAATTGCTGTATCAAAAGCAGCTATTGAGGCCTCAAGTGTTCTTGGTCGAACAGATGCTATGTTAATCAACAATGGAGCAGCCAACGCTCAACGAGCTGTAATAGACATGAGAATACCTCAGTCATCAGTATTAAATGAACTAACACTAACTGCCCCTAGTTATACAACCAGTTCAGTAGAATCAAGTGTTGATCAGACATTTGGTATGACAATGATTCATAATACAGGAGGAGGATCAAATGTAGATGTCGCTATTCAAGGAGTAGTAGTAGAAAAAATATCATAATGAGAACTTTAGTAATAGACAACTTTCAAGGAAGATTAACTCGATACTTAAATGGAGATATTAATTCAGGATATGCAAAATATACTACTACTTTTGGTAATGATCCGTTTACTAAGCCAGGAGACTTAACATGGTTTGAACAACCTACAAGAATTGACGCAGATGAAAGTGTCATTACCGATCTTATCGTAGCTAGTAGGGCTAGGTTAGAGTCTGGAGTTACTTATGTTTATGCTATTGGCCATACAGGACGACTGTATAAGATACAAGTAAATGATCCTACAACTTTTGAACCTGATTATGATAATCCAGTTCTATTAGCAACTCTTACTGAAGAAAGCCCGACATTTAAGTACGGATCATCAATAGAGTTTTTTGGAGATACTGAAAGGATATATATTGGACATGATATTGGAGTAACTAGGATAGATTTTGATGGAACTAATGAGGCTTTTGTAGGAGCTACAGGTTCTTACACTGCAAATGTGCCAAGACCATCAGCTCAATTTACTGGAAAGATGTTTTTTGGAAATGGAACTAATATTCTTGAGATTGATTCAACTGCAACAGTTACTGATTACACAAAATTAGACCCCAGTTTTCCAGTAGGTACACAGTGTCGTGACTTAGATGTTTCTCCAGATGGAAACTACCTACAAATAATTGTATCTCGTGTGTCTGCTCCAGATTTAACATCATCTGATCAAGACACCTCATCATTGTCATCTGCTGATTCATATAAGATTTATTGGAACGGAACAGATACTGGCTATACAGCATATAATCCATATAATTCATATTCTTTAAACTCAAATATCGCTTTTGGGCCTTTTACATACACAATGGGTTATGACTTAGGAGGAGCTGCTATGTATTCTGAGCAACAGAAGATTATTTCTTTACCAAACTCATTATCTCCTAACTTTGGAGCAATGTTTTCAACAGGAAACCTTGTTGGATTTGCTGCCCCTGAACAAGCAGATAATGTTTTAAAGGCTTCTTTACTGACTTATGGAAACTACGATGTAGAAAACCCACAAGGTCTGTATAGATTCTTTAGAATCTCAGCAACAACTCAAACTGACATTATCCAACTTCCAATGTGTAACATTGTCTCAAACTTATTCTATGGATCATCATCAGCAGGTTACGATAACGATCAAGTTGGTACAGCAAAGCTATATTTCTCTACATTTGAAACTGACGATACTCCGACAAGTAAGTATAAATTATATAAATTCAACACAGTTCCTACTGGTGATGGAACTGCTATTGCGGGGGTCTATGAGACGCAAACACAGCTATTTTCACAGAAAATAAAACCATCGGAAGTCAGGGTGTATGTTGATCCTCTTGTTACCAACAATGAGTTTACTGTTGCTTTAATCGGTAGTGATGGGAATGTTATTGCTAATTCAAGTGAAACATTTACAGCAGGAACGACTGAAGCTGTTGGGGAAGATTTATGTGATTACTCTCCAGCAATTGCTCCGACTTATGCTATGGGTGTAAGAATTACTAACTCAGGGAGTGCAAATATGACATTTAATAAAATTGAAATAGATTATGAACAGGCTGGAAGATAACAACGGTATAAACATAAAAAAAACAGTTATTGATGTTGTAAAGGAATACAACAAAACTTCTGCTTTTACTGATCGTAAGATAGTAGACACTCCGACAGATGATTTACAGGTTGTTAATAGAAAGTTTGTAACAAATAACGGGTCGACGTTACCAGTTAGTCCAGTAACAGGACAAATGTTTTTTTCATCAGTTTTATCAAAACCAGTGTGGTATAATTCAACTAATTGGGTTGACTCCACCGCTAGTATAATCGCATAAATATGCCAGTAATAGGAAAATATAAAGGAAGAGAGATAACGGGTGGTTCACAAGATGTTGTGAATGCACAAGTAAGGGCTATAGAAGCTCTTGGTAATTCTAATAGTGCTTCGCAGACTACTCCACAGTCAACAGGGGGAGGTCAACTAACTCCTACATTCACAGCAGGAAATACAAGAGGAGGACAAGCAATGCCTGATCGTATTAATATCGGAGGTAAATCTTACTCATTTGATAAAGTTCAAGGAAGTCCAGATTTAAGAGAACAGTATTTAGCACAACAAAATCAACAACAAGAACAAGCTCCTGAAATAGCTCCACAAGAGGTTGAAGAACAAGCAGAGGTTACACCTTTTGAGCCACAAGTAACTACACAACCAGAAGATATACGCTCACAAGCACTAGAGTTTTTAAGAGAGCGTGGATTTGATTCTCCAGATGATGAAACAATACAAGGAGTGGCAGAACAATTAAGCGGAGGTGTTCAAGGAACAGGAGCTACTGGTTCTGAAAGCCCTTTTGTTCAAGGATTCATAGGGGCTACACAAAGAGGAGTAGAAGCACC